AGGCTGACTCTAAGTTCATCCACGTTACCCCGAAAATCAACATGTTGGTCGGCTACGACCAGATGGGCGATACGGAGAACGTCATGGTCAAGGAGTACGAGCCGTTTATCCTCTCGTATATCGCCACGATGTTCTTTGGCGTACAGTTCGAGTCTATCGACAAGCGACGCTTGAAGGTCGTAGAGCTGGCTGCTCCTGCAGGACCTGCTCAGGGCGGCAACGCTGGTGGCAATGAGGGTGGAAACGCCGGTGGCAACGAAGGCGGTAACGCTGGTGGTGGCCAGGGCTAAAAAGTGAAACTCTTCTTACGTGTACTTCTTTCATAACCGAGTCGAAGGGGAGCCGGAAGCTGTGACGGCCCTGGCTCCCCGCTTTTAAGAAAGGGTTCACAGTCCATCTTCTTTAACTTCTGTAACTTCATTAACTTCTTTAACTTCAAAATTAAACAACTATGCCTGATTGTTCTTCAGTACAGAGATCGCTCGCGTGGTGCCAAGGCAAACCCGAGCTCCCCGGCGTAAAGCGCCGTATCTATTACATTTCCAAGTATGACATCCTCTATTGGCCCGTGCTACAGCATGATGCCAACGGACGTCTGACATCCGCTGCGTATGCAGGTGACTTCGTGCTCCGTGCCGACGCAAAGTGGAAGTTCATCGATATCATCTCAGACAAGTCTCAGCTGACTTCGGATGCTCAGGGTGAATATCCTTCGCAGACGCAGTTGAACAAGCTGGTGGCTGTTCATCCAGGTGTCGACGAGGAAGCATCTTCAGCTGCTGCTTACCTCAATAACAACGACAACGTATTCCTCGTAGAGGATATGCGTGGTGCCATTCGCGTGGTCGGCTCTGATAAGTGGCCTACCAAGACGACTGTCACTCAGGACCTCGGTCAGGGTGCAGCAGGTACCACAAGTACAACCATCAACGTGGAAGCTACGGACGAGTGTCCTGCTCCCTTCTATGCAGGTATTATCGCCACTGAGGATGGTGACATCAATCCTGGTGGTAACCCTAACCAGAACACCGGAGGTAACAGCGGTAGCAATTCCGGCGGCAACAATGGTGGCAGCTCGAATACTGGTAATAACAGTGGTTCAAGTTCATCCGCACCTTCGTACAACAGTAGCGTGCAGATCAACGGACAGGCCTACAACGTCACCAAGGGTGGTACGGTCAATATCACCGGCAACCTGACTTCGCTCAGATTCACTGGCTCTAACATGTCGTACCTGTCGTACAAGCCGAACAATGACATGGAGACCGAGATTGAAATCAACAGCGCAGGTACCTCAGCATCCTGCAATGACGTGATTTCTGCTCCTAACACGGTGAAGATCTATCGTCAGGAAGGCACTGGCGATGACAGATATGATGTGCTGTGGTTCACCATCATCCTGACTGCATCAAGCAGCTCTGGCGGTAACACGTCAAGCGGTAACACAGGCGGCAACACAGGCGGCAACACCGGCGGCAACACCGGTAGCGGACACACGCTGACTATCACCCGCGCAGGCCACGGCACGTCGAGCGTTACAGCCAACGGCAGCAACGTAACCTCTGGTTCTGAACTGCCAGCTGGCACCGTGGTGACCATCAGTGTTACACCTGCTGAGGGCAAGACCCCTAACGCCTTGCTGAACGGCTACGACTTGACCCTGACTAATAACGGCAGTGTATACACCGGCTCGTTCCAGATGCCGGACAGCAACGCTAACCTCGTCATCAATAGCGGTTGGAACGACGGCCATGATGCAGGCGACATGAACTAGTCCGCGCTTGATGCTTAACTGAAATAGTTAATTCTCTACCAACGAGTATGCGCACTCCATTAGATATGGGCGACCTGCTATCAGAGATAGAAGTCCCTGATATCGGGAGTGCGCAACTCGCGTTAAAAGAGATTCAGGCCCAAAACCGCGACCTGGATCTCTTTGCTGAAAAACAGCGGAAAGGATGGGATAAAACGGTGGAAGCGCGTTGCGACTTCACACCGCATCCACATCTGGTACGGCGCTCAGGACTCTTCTTCCTCGCATACTGGAGGAAGTCTGTCTATGGCAAGACGCTCACAGAGATAAAGGCCGACGACAGCATGGTTCACTTCTTTGCCAACACCATGGTCATGTATATCTCGGATATCCTGGGACCAAGGTTAGACAAAGGCAACTGGTGCATCATCACCACGCCTAAACGAAGGCATCTGGTGAAGAACTTCGCCACGCGTATCTCGGAGGAGATGGCCAGCCGACTATCCATCCCGTTTTACGAGGATGTTTGCAGCTGCAGAACACGCCAACGTGTCAATGCGATCTTCGATGTCAACCTGGTTCCAGAGGAACAAAATATCATCTGTTTCGATGATTTTGTGACGACTGGCCAGACGCTTCAAGCAATGGAAAGAGCACTTGAACCGTATAATAAAAACTTGCTGTTTCTCAGTGGAATAGATAATAAACTTTAAAGTAAAACAAAAATGAAACAAGACTCTCAATTCACACTTAAACTGCAGGAGTGGATGAACACGCCTGACAGTCAGAAGGACTGGGCTGCTGGTGCCCTCTTGCTGCTACAGCTTTCGGGCAACCGCATCATGTACCATAACATCTCAATCAACCCGAAAGGAAAGGCCGAATTCATCAAGGGACAGCTTCAGAAATACCTGAACTTCCGACTGCAGCAACTCACCCACGACGAGGTGGAAGAGATGCAGCAGAAGGTTGATGAAATCGTGAAGGATGTCATTAAGCCTGATGCCGTTGTAGTAAACCTGGCTCCTGTCGATGCTGGCACTACTGCAGTCGCTCCTGCAGTCGCTCCATCAATCGCCAATTCCGAGGCGTCAGCAAAGGGCAAGTCTGAAGAATTTGCTGAATTCAAGGCAGGAAAGCGTGCAGACCACGACTTGCTTCCCGTTGAAATCCAAGCGCTCTACGTAGAGAACCTGGATATCATCAATCGTATGCGTGAACTTCACCTGAAGCTCCGCACACTGAGTCTGGAGAACACTACTTGCCCCGACAGCGAGCGTTATCCATTCCTGAAGGAAATCATTGCCCTCGATAAGCGCCGTGTGGCTAACTGGGATACTTACGACCACTACGTGGCTTGTACCACAGTTCCCACCGAGCCTGCTCCTGAGCCCGCTCCCGAACCAGTAGCGGAGCCTGCTCCTGCTGAGTCGGACACTACCGAGCCAACAGCTGAGCCAGCCCATGAACCCGCTGCCGAACCTGCTGAGGAATCTCCCGTCGTAGCCAATGAGCCAGAGGCTCCGGCTCCTGAGGAGAATGCCACCGTTCCCGAGGTGTCAACCGAGGGCACAGAAGCCCCAGCTTCAGCCGAGGCAAAGCCTAAGAAGGCAAAGGCCAAAACTGCGACAAAGCGTCGCACAAATAAGAAATCTGCCAAGAAAGCATGAAGCGAACTTCCACCATGGCCGATGTGCTGAAACCGCTTTCAGAAGCGGGTTCGCAAGCCTATCTGTCGAATGCTGTCCAAGTGGCCGACCTCTTGGAATGGATTCTTGAACAGGTAGGCACGGCCAAGGTGTGGCAGACTTCTTTCTCTATCTCCGAGGAGTTCTTGCGTCGCTTGTTTTTCATAGAGAAAGGCGGCAAGGTCAGTGAGTTCAACTTGGTTCTCGACCACAAGGCCACGAACAAGACACTCAAACTCTGGTCATTCATGACACAGGTGATTGAGCGTACTTACCTCACTGACAATCACTCGAAGATACTGTTGGTACAGGCTGAGAACGGTCAGACAGTCTCAGTCATTACTTCACAGAACCTGACACGTGGTAACCGCCACGAGTCAGCGTTTATCTCTACCGACAAGGCCGTATTCAATACGCTACATGCACAGGTGACAGATTTGATAGAAAACCATAGTGTTCCACTTCATGACCTCTTTCAACAGCGAATTCAATGTATATGATCATTTCTTTGAAAATCAAAAAGGAGTTCCTAAAATTTTTAGAAACTCCCTTGTGAGCATTGGCAGTATTCAACAATTCGCGTAGGTGTGGTATCCAGTTGCAAAAATATATAATATTTTTGATAATTCCTAATTTTATGGCGAAATTTAATTATTCTGAAGAAATATTAACTCAAATCGAGCAATACGCTTCGATTTACCTGAAGATATCAGATATGGCCGTTATACTGGACATCCCCGCTGAACAACTCCGCGAGGATATTGCAGACCGCTCCACAGAGGTAAGCAAGCACTACCACAAAGGCAAGGCTGCTTCCAAGGTGAAGCTGCTGCATCAGGAAATGCAATTGGCCTACGTCGGTAGCCCGCTGGCATTGGAAAACGCCCAGAAGAATCTCATGGATATGGAGGATGATGAGTAATGCCATTACCAAGTATCATAGATATCGCCCGTGCTGACCTCTACACCCAGCGTGAGGATTTAGAGGCCAAATACGCTATCACACAGGTTGAGCATATTCTTCGCCTGCGTGATATGGTGACGTGGTGCATCTCGAACTGCGACGCTAAAGACCGGCAGTTCGTGGATGAAATCATGCAGCGTTACGGCATCAGCAAAGTGACGGCCTACGCAGACCTAAAAATCGTGAAGTCCTTACTCCCGAATCTGAGCGAGGCCTCACGAGATTATCATCGTTGGCGCTATAACGAGATGATACTGGAAACGTATCAGATGGCAAAGAAACGCAAGGATACGAAGACCATGGAGAAAGCGGCCACCTCGTATGCGAAGTATAACCGCATTGATGTGGAGGACGAAACAGCCGTACCGTATCACATGATTGTGGTGCAGCCGTTCTTCCCAACTACCGACCCACGTGTCGTTGGCATCAATCCTGTACCTAACATCGATGAGCGTATCAAGAAGCTGACCAAGGAACTGGGCGCTTCTAATCCTGACACGCTGAATATCGAGTACGAGGAAGCCGACATGAACTTTGAGGAGATTTTCGACGAACCAAAGGAAGAATCACCAGAATAATAGCCCACCATGCCTACTCAGCCCACTAACCCCAATCTGAAGACCTGGGACATTGAAGCCAAACAGCACGCAAAGCGTGTGTACTTCAATAAACCGCAGTTGATGGCTCAGTACATCGGAGCCAAGACAACTGTCATAGTGGCTGGCCGTCGTACAGGTAAGACGGACTCTATCGCCTCGCCATTTGTGCTACGTAATATGCAACGAATGCCTGGCAGTACTGGCGGCATCGTGGTACCAACATTCAAGCACGGCTTGACGAACACGATTCCTGGTCTGTTGGCAGCATGGAAGCGATGGGGCTATATCAACGGCATCCATTATGTGGTGGGCCGTAAGCCGCCAAAGTCCTTCGGAAAGCCAATTACAGAGCCTGCTGACTACGAGCATGTCATCACATTCTACAACGGCAGCGTGGCTGTCATCATCAGCCAAGACCGCCCAGGTTCATCAAACTCTCTGACATTAAGTTGGCTATTGATAGACGAAGCAAAGTTCATTGATTACAATAAGCTGAAAGATGAAACGCTTCCAGCAAACGGCGGTATTCGCTCGTATTTCGGCCATCACTCATTCAACCATTCCATGATGGTGCTGAGTGACATGCCCCAGACGCAAAAGGGTTCCTGGTTCCTGCATTATCGGGAGAAAATGGATCCTCAGCTCATCGAGACGATTCAGGGTACCATCTACAAGATTTGGGAAACGAAGCAGCGCATAGCGAAAATGAAGGAGCTTCATCAGCCCATTCCTGAGTATCTGAAGGGCTACTTGAAATGGCTCGACCAGTCGCTGAACAAAATGCGCTCAGTGGCGGTGTACTATAAGGAGTACAGCACCATTGAAAACCTGCAGCTCCTGGGCGAAGAGTACCTCCGGCAGATGAAGCGTGACCTTACGCCAAAGACATTCCAGACGAGCATTCTATGTCAGCGTATCGGCATTTCGCACGACGGTTTCTACTCGTCGATGCAGGAGCATCATAAGTACGACGCCTCCAATTTCGATTACCTCGATGAACTCGGTTACGACAAGATCCTGAAGGAAACGTCCGTGCAGAACTTCGATATCAGGGCGAAGTCGCAGTTCTCCACGCTCAATTCCCAACTGGATTCACGCGCCGACGCCGACGTGAACCCGTTGGCCCCAATCTGCATAGGCATGGACTATAACGCCAATATCAACTGGATAGTGGCAGGACAGCCAAGCGGGAACCGCTTGAACGTCATCAAATCCTTCTATGTCAAATATGAGCGAAAGATTCCTGCGCTCATTGACGACTTCTGCGCCTATTATGCCTTCCACCAGAACAAGACGGTGGTGTTCTACTACGACACCACAGCGCTTGGTTCCAACTATGCCGTAAACGACCAGGACTTCCGTTACGTCATCATCCATGAGTTCGAGCGCCACGGGTGGCAGGTAGAGGATGTGTACCTGGGCAACCCGATGCGCCATGACGAGAAATATCTCTTGATTAACCAGGGCTTTGCTGGCAAGCAACGCCTCATGCCGTTCTTCAACCGTCAGAACAACGATGACCTGATACTGGCCATTCAGTCTGCCGGTGTTGAACGTGGACGAAACGGCTTTCGCAAGAACAAGTCTGGCGAAAAGGAGCCGGAGTCGGAAGAGGACCTGCTGGAGCATCGTACCGACGGCTCTGATGCTTTCGATACGCTGTACATCGGCTGTGAGAAATTCCCGCAGCACGACGTGTACCCAATAGCAATGGGCGGTGTTCTATAATTATTCTTAACCGATTGCCGTTTCTTCAAACTATTTGATTACCTTTGCAGAAAATTTCATGGCTATGGAACAAAACGTATGCACGATTGACCAGCCGGAACGTCTGCAGAGAATGGCTTATGTCATAGAAGAGATGATACTGGTAGGTCTTCAGAAGTTTGGCGACCCAATCAAACCAGATGAATATATGACTGCTTTAGGACTGGCTACTGGCCATTGTGTCCAAAGCGCCAACCAAACGCTGAACAACCTGATTAACTTCAGGCCGTATTATGAACAGGCGTTCAAGCAGTCATACAACCACTTCAAGAAGCATCCGCAGGAGGCTTTCCCCGAAGTCCAAATAGGTATCTACGACCATATCGAGGAAGTCTGCGAAGACGAGGAATAGCTAGTTCGCTATTTTCCTGTAATAATTGTTATTGATTCTGAATTGTACCGAAATTTGGTACAATTCAGTTTTATATTTGCCCCTTGCATATATTGTATATTCTTAAGAACAGTGCCAAACGTAAAGAGCGCTGGTGTGCGCGAACTGGTATTAGACCGCCTGCTCCGCAACCCAAGGGGCTATACCATCAAGCAATTGATGGAGCGTGTCAATAAGGAACTGGTGTTCGAAGGACTCCGGCCCATTACTGCTGGCAATACTATTCGCAATGATTTGACGAATATATCTAACCGCTTCAAACAACCAATCCGTGAGGTGACACGGGGCCATGCCATCTACTTCTCATACGAAGATCCTAACTTCACAATATACAAAAGTCAGTTGACACAGCGAGAACTGCGTCTCATCTATGCCTTGCTGCAGAACATAAAGTATCTCGATGCCTGGCACGGCAGCATCATCTATCAGGAGCTGGAGGAAACGGTGCGTGACTTCGTGCAACTAGACTGTTACCAGTTGCCGTTTGTCATCTACGAAAACTACACATCCGACGAGGAACAACGGCATCTTTGTATGCTGAACGACTGCATTTGCTCGCAAATGGCGGTGAAAATCACCTGCGTTCAGAACAAAGCTGGTCCCAAACTGCTGACCATACATCCATATTTCTTGCGCCAGCATGAAAGGTTGTGGCATGTCCTGGGTCTCGATGCCGCAACAGGCGCAGCAGTCTGCGTTCCTTTGCACGAAATCAAATCTATTGTGTGCGATGAAACGACGGATTATATTCCTAACCACAACTACAATGCGGATGAATTCTTTGCATTATTGCACAAAGAACCTCTGGAATAGGAATATTTTTGTATTATTTCCGTTACTTAAGTATGAAGGCAGCATTTATTTTCAAACAATACACATGGCTCGTCGATACCATCCGTAGATATCGGCAGATTACTTTCCGCGACCTCAAAGAGGAATGGCGGAATACGGAGATGTCTGGTGGACTCCCTATGTCGCGCACCACATTCAACCGCAATCGTGATGCACTCCTGGATATGTTCGGCATCGTCATAGACTGCAAGCGTCGTGGCGGCAACACGTACTTTATCTTCAATGAAGATGAACTGAGCAAGGAAACAGTCCAGAACTGGATGTATTCCACACTCAGCCTGAGTACGCTATTGAGCGAACACAAGCGGCTGTTCGACCGTATCCTGGTGGAATACATTCCTTCAGCCGACCGCTATCTGCAGCTCATTCTGGAAGCTATGTTCCGTAACCGCCAGCTTGTAATGACTTACAAGCGCTACGAGTTTGACATCGCCAAGACATACACCGCCAGTCCATATTGTGTGAAACTACACAATCGCAGATGGTATGCGCTCATGGACATACGGCGCAAGCCCGACGCAGAGCCGCATCTGGTCGTGTTCGCCCTTGACCGCATCCGCCAGCTGGAACTGACTGATGCCAAATTCAAGATCCCATCCGACTTCAACGCTTCAGAGTTCTTCAGCGAATGCTACGGCGTGGTGGTTGGCGACGGCACACCGGCCACCACCATCCGCCTTCGGGCCTTTGGCCGTGAACGCTACGCCTTGCTTGACTTGCCAGTCCATCACTCGCAACGGCTCGTCTCTCAGTCTGACGACCACTTCGATTACGAAGTCTTCTTGCGGCCCACCGCCGACTTCAAAGCCTTCCTCGCATCCAAGGGCAGATGGCTTATCGTCGATTCTCCGCAATGGTTGGCCGATGAAATTGTGCAGATTCATCGGGAAGGTATCGAAGAATATGACCTTCAGAACGCTCAAAAATGACTATTTTCCTTCGTACATTATTAAATAAAACAAAAATTTCGATATTTTTTCGATAAATTTCGCTAACTTTGTAGCCAATTAGTAGTTTTTGGTTTCTACCTTAGCTGCTACCCGACAAAGACCACCCAGGCATTTATGCCTAAAACATAAGAAATATTAGAACTCCCTTGCAGTGTATTAAAAGGTTTGGTCGCCTGTCGAGACACTAGCTTGGGAGTTTCTGCGTCTTAAAATGAGATTGCTCAGAAAAAGAAACAAATACTTCCATCAAGACAGAGTTGCCATGCGTAATGCATCACGCTATGGCCTTACCGATGAGTATAAAAATGCTCGCAGTAACCGTCTTTCTCCAATCGAGGCCTTGGAAGATTGGGACATAATGAAGCCAGAGGATTACGAACTATTTAAAAATTAGCTTACTGAAGATATGGCAGAAAAGGAACCGGGATATGTTTATATACTTACAAATCCGAGCTTTCGCGAGGATTGGGTCAAAATCGGTAAAAGCTCACGCCCTGTTGACGTGAGGAGCAAGGAGCTTGATAATACTGCCGTCCCCTTGCCTTTTGAGATTTTTGCTACAATGAAAACTACAAAGTACAACGAGGCAGAGAAACTGGTTCATCGTTACATTGAGCGTTTCACTAATCTTCGAATACGTAATAATCGTGAGTTTTTCAATGTACAACCCGAAGAAGCCCTTGAAATATTCCGTGAAGTTGCTACCTTGCTTGACGATGTGGAAATAGAGGAAGTTTATAAGAACGGAATGAAAGGAGGCAGCAATATGACTGAAGAATCCGAGCCAATTAGACAAAGAAAGCATAATGCCCAGCAAAATTCAGAGAATAAGGTATGGCTTATACCATACAACAAGAAATTCTTTGATTTGAAAGGCTGCTACGACAAGTTGGGCGAAGTTTATTGGACTCAGCATTGCCGTTTCCAGGCTGGAGATACTGGTTATATTTATGGCTCTGCCCCTGAAAGCGCAATTCGTTTTAGCTTTAGAATAAAGGAAGCAGATATTCCCTATGCTCCTATGATGGATCAGGATAATGAGTTTGTAAAAAGTAATGGTCCAACAAATTCGGATGCCAGTAACAAGCTCTTTGCACACATGATTTTAACTGGTGAAACAACAAGTAAGCGGCTTTCATTAGCCAATCTGCTTGATAGAGGGTTAAAAGGTGCGCCAATGGGAGCTCTTAATCTTTCAAAAAAGGAATTAAAAGAACTCTTGGTATATATTAGTGACAATTTTTAAAATATTGATATGGACTTGTATTCAAAGATTGAAACTGTATTAAGAAAACAGACTAAATATGTGTCAACAGAAGATACGCTTCTTAAAAATGTGGTTCTTGAAGATACCATGAAAATGGATGGCGATCTTATTGATTTGCTATTGAGTGAAGAGGAAATTAAAAATCGATTCTTTACGCCCACTAAGTCTGGTTGTCTCGTTTTTGATAAGATGAAGTTTGGTTGGACTATTTCCAACAAAGAATTCTTACCAGATTCTTATACTCGCTACGAAAAAAAGATAGGTTTGTCCTCTGATAATGAGCATTACCTGACTGCATCTGGTGATGTTTCGCTGATATTTCCTCATAAAGATTGCATACTGGAAGGAGGCCAAACAAAGGAAGATCAAAAGCGGGACGAAGTTTTCTATAATGAGACACTTGCTCCCGATCAAGTTGATAAGTTGCTTGCTCCCAAAGTGCTTGTAGGAGCCACAAGATACGATAAAGACCATATTGATGGTGAAAAAACATCAGATTTTGGAGATAATGACAATCTAATAGTACGCGGCAATAATCTTCTTGTTATTTCATCTCTATTGAAACGCTATGCTGGAAGAGTGAAGTTAATATATATAGATGTACCATATAACACAGGCAGTGATAGCTTTGGTTATAATGATCGGTTTAATCATAGCACTTGGCTCTGTTTTATGCGCAATAGACTCCAGATAGCATATCAGTTATTGCGTAAAGAGGGAACTATCGCTTTGTCAGTAGACAACTATGAGGTTGGCTATCTTCTTGTATTACTTGATGAAATATTTGGTAAAGAAAACCGCAAAAACATCATAACTGTTAGACGTGCTTCCGCTACTGGTGCAAAAGTAATTAATCCTGGCGTGGTAAACGTTGCCGAATACGTTTTGATTTACTCAAGAGATACATCCGTATGGAAGCCAAACAGAGTATTTGCAGCCAAAGGATTTGATAGGAGATATGGAAGTTTTATTATTAATATTGACGAACCATATGAACAATGGAGATTCTCTACAGTTTTAGAGGAATTTGCAAGAGAGTCTCAAGTGAAGAAATCTGCTCTTAAGAAATATTATAAAGACAGATACGAGGATGCATTAGAACAATTCGCAATAAGACATGCTGATAGTATAATGCAGCTTGTGACATTAGATGACAACTCAGTAGGCGAAGACATCAAGGCTATAAAAAAACTATCATTGGAAAATCCGACCAAAGTTTATTATATGGCACGAGAAAATGCTAATGACTACTACGTTGTTAATGGACATGCTATCATCTTTGCAAAAGATCGTCTTATAGATATTGACGGACACAAATCTTTTTCCCAACCTCTCACCGATATTTGGGATGATGTTCTGCCTAACGATCTTCATAATGAAGGCGGTGTGGAATTCAAGAAAGGTAAGAAACCAGAGAAACTTTTGGGACGTATTATGGAGTTATGCACAAATGAAGGAGATTTGGTTCTTGACTTCTTTGCGGGATCAGGAACAACAGGCGGTGCAGCTTTGAAGATGGGCAGACAGTTCATTCTTGTTGACCAGATGGATTATACCGAAACGACCACTCGTCAGCGTCTCATAAACACTATAAATGGAGATAGCCACGGTATTTCGAAGACATACAACTGGCAAGGAGGAGGTTCATTTGTCTTTTGCAAACTTGCTGAGTTAAACGAAAAGTTTATGACTCAGATAGAGAATTGCGAGACGTGTGAAGAATGTGTAGCCATACTTGAGAGTATTCTTGAAACTGGCTATGTTAATGATAATGCAGATTTCAGGGAGATTAACAAGAGTATTGATGAATTTAAGTCATTATCTCTGGATGAGCAGAAGGAATTGATGTGTAAATTGGTTGATAAAAATATGCTCTATGTCAATCTTTCTGATATAGAGGATAGTGAGTTTGCCATAAGTGAAAATGACAAATCATTCAACCGTAGTTTTTACAAGCAGAAATAAATAAAGATGGCAAACTATCTGTATCAGCGAGTCGAGGGAGCAAAGGACTTTGGTTTTTACAAAGAATTGCCAGCTTTTGTTAGGGAGGGGATAAATCCGAGATTTGAACTTCGCCCCTATCAAGAAAGTGCTTTTTGCAATTATATAACCTATTATGAAACTCCTATCCTGAAATCTTTAACTCGCCAAGTACTGTTTCACATGGCGACAGGCAGTGGAAAGACTCTGATTATGTCAGGGCTGATAACCTATCTCTATAGACAAGGTTATCGAAACTTCCTTTTCTTTGTGAACAGGAATATTATCATCAAGAAAACAAAGGAGAATTTCTTAAATACTGCATCCCCTAAATACCAGTTCAACCCAGATTTAACAATAGACGGTATTAGAATTCCAATTGCTGAGGTCGACAACTTCGACAGCAGTAATCCTGACGGAATAAATATCTGTTTTGTTAGCATTCAAAAGCTTCATGGCGATTTGTTTGATGTTAGGGAGAATTCTGTTTCTATCGATGATTTTAAGCGTCATAAAATCGTAATGATTTCAGACGAGGCACATCATTTGAATGCTGCCACGTTGAGCAAAGATGATAAAGAGGATAACAGACAATGGGAGGTTACCATCTCAAAAATATTGAATGCCAATGAGGAAAACTTGTTGCTTGAATTCACAGCAACCTGCAAATTTGAAAACAACCCATTACTCTTAAATAAATATGAAGACAAGGTTGTTTTTGACTACTCACTTGTAAAGTATAGGGAAGACAAATACTCGAAAGACATCTTTAGCATGTCCTTCAGTGATAGCACTCCAATGGATCGCGCTTTGATTGCAGCTGTAATGAGCCAACTGCGATTGAAGTTATTCCAGCGAGAGGGCTTAGATATTAAGCCTGTCTTGATGCTGAAATCAAAAACCATAGTTGAGAGTAAAGCTAATATGGCAAGGTTCTGTGAGATAGTAAGCAAAATAACAGGTGCTGACATTTCACGCATTTTAGTTACATATGAAAACGAATGGATGAAACAAGCAAGTGACTATTTTACAGATAACGGCATCAGTATTGACTCACTGGCATTAGAAATCCGCCAAGAATTTGGCCGAGATCACTGCATTTCAGCAAATGAAGAGAAGGATGCAGACAAGAATCAGCTGCTTCTAAATTCATTAGAGGAGAAAACAAACCCTTACAGGGTTGTCTTTGCTGTTGATAAACTTAACGAGGGATGGGATGTCTTAAATTTGTTTGATATTGTCAGACTTTCTGAGACAGTAGGAAGTATAAATGATACAAACGCCGAAGCTCAGCTTATTGGTCGAGGAGCAAGATACTGCCCTTTTGAAACAAAGGAGAAAAAGGACAGATATAGAAGAAAGTACGATGATGAAGTTAATAACCCAATGCGTATCTGTGAAACATTGCTATATCATTGTATTAACGAAAGCCAATATATCAGCCGCCTAAATAAATCCTTAAGAGAGTCTGGAGCAATTCCTGAAAGAGCAGTTCAGAGAGATCTGTTTGTAAAAGACTCATTTAAAAAAACGGATTTTTACAAAGAAGGCTTAGTGTTCGTAAATTCGCGTAGAGAAATCGGACGTCAACACGTTCAGTCAATACCAGATAATCAGAAGGAAGAACGTATCTACTATATGAAGACTGGTGCGCAAGGTGTATATGATTTATTTGCAGAGAAGATTGAAGAAATTGGGACTTCTTCTAATCTGACTTATAGTAGTTTTACTATTAAGGAAATTGGAGGCATTAATTATGGAATACTGCACCGTGCTATCCGACGTAATACATCCCTGACATTCAGTACATTAAAACAATATTTCCCTTCATTGCAATCTACGAGAGAGTTTGTAATGTCAGACAGTTATTTAGGCAATGCAGTTATAACCATTTGCTCCAAACTTAAGAAAGAAGAAATAACAATAGACCTAATTTCTAAGGCTGTTTGGCTCTTTTTCAAAGACATAGCTCAATATGTGTCCCAGATTGAAATTCAATACGAAGGAACGAAAGAGTTTACATCAAAGAAGTTGTGCAATGTTATTCGAGACCGTGTCTTGAACTTCACGAACCCGACAGCTGATGGCGTAGGTATTTCTCAGGGGGATATGAGTGTGGATGCTGCCATTCGACTTGATTTAAGAAAAGAAGACTGGTATGTTTTTACTGATAATTACGGGACGCCTGAAGAAAAAGCTTTCGTTGCTGCATTCAAAAGATACTATGATGATTTGCAAACAGCATATAGCGAGGTCTATCTTGTAAGGAACGAAGGTGAGAAAGAACTTGCGACCTATTCATTCAATGGGGGGCATCTTTTCGAGCCTGACTATATCCTTTTCCTTAAACGTAAAAATTCAGATGACAGGAACGAACAAATTCAGATCTTTATAGAGCCGAAAGGAGATGGATATATTGCAACAGACATATGGAAGGAAGAGTTCCTTCTTGATATTGAGAAAATTGGAATTCCTGTTATTACCTTCGTTGATAACACGGATTATCGTATAAGAGGCTTCCATTTCTTTAACAGAAATAAAAGACGAGAAGAATTCAAACAAGACATGGGTAGTTTACTTTGATGGCTCCTAAGATAATTTAATCTGCTTCTTCACCATATAAATATAAAAAAACGGATATAGTTATGAGACATAGAATAAAAGCAGGTAAGGTTGGCTCGTTTACTCCTGAGAAGCAAAATTTGGAGACAGAGCAACTGGAGAATAAAGAAGTCGCTGAAGAAGTGGAAGAAATCTTCGAGGAGGATTCGGAATTCAGCAATGATGACGAAGCTCTCGCAGCAATGGAGTTTTACGACAGTCCAGACGAAATGGAATAAAAAAAGAGAACCTCTGCCACATATTGGCGTACCCTTGGCGTATTTTTGCAGAAAATTCATTAAAATATGGACAACGATAGAGGACAAAGTTTGATAACTAAATACGTCTGGGTGATAGAGACCATCTATCGCAAACGTAAGATTTCGTTCAAAGAACTGAACGAGCTATGGCTTCGCGATGACATCAGCAGAGGTGTGGAAATTCCGAAGCGCACCTTCGACAACTGGCGTTATGTCATCTGGGATATGTTCGGTATCAGCATTGCCAACGAGAACCGTGGTGAGTACCGTTACTTCATTGAGAATGAAGAGGATATCAGCAAGAATGGACTTCGTTCCTGGCTCTATAATACTTTCTGTGTGAGCAATGCCTTGGCGAACAGCCAGAGCATCAAAGACCGTATCATTCTTGAATATGTTCCTTCTGGGCAAAACTATTTGCAGCCTATCATTGAGGCAATGAAGGAAAACCGTGTCCTCAACATAACCTACCACAGTTATTGGAAAGACGAGGAGAACAACTTCGATGTGCAGCCGCATTGTGTGAAGCTTTTCCGTCAGCGTTGGTATATGGTGGCACGAAGCACAGATCCTTACTATTACGAGAAAGGTCCACGCATCTACGCGCTCGATCGCATTACATACCTTCATACAACGGATGAGACATTCGAAATGCCAAAGGACTGGACGGCTAAGGAATTCTTTGATGGCTGCTTTGGAATCATTGCCGAACAGTCTGTCAAAATCCAGCCTGTTAAGTTGAAGGTGTCTGCTGGCCAGGCTAACTATATCCGTGACTTGAAGATGCATGAATCGCAGGAAGAGATAGAGCGTAACGAAGAGTACAGCATCTTTACCTTCAATCTCCGTCCTGAGTTTGACTTTCAACAGGAACTGCTTTGGAATGGTGAAGATATGGAAGTGCTCGAACCTCTATGGCTCCGCAAGGAGATTGCCGGTAAGATAAAGAGAATGTGGAATAAATATAAGGAGGACTGACAATGGTGTACAATTTCAACAAGTTCAGCTTTCGTGGTATACAGGATTTGTGCCGTGTCCATCA